GATATTGCTGATATAACTGACAATAAATTAGATGCTATATTTTCTCTTACACTCATATTCTAAACTTTCTTAATTCTTTTTCTACAAATCTGTTAAACTGCTTACTTATAATCTTTTCTGTTCTATTGTTAAAGCCAAAAAATTCTCTTTTTGGCTCATTTAATACTTGATTAAACAATGCTCTCTTACGCATCTGTGAATTACTAAATCCTAATGTTACTTTATGTTTTCCTGTTTTTTTTACTGTGCTATTAGGTGTTAAACTTCCTAACATACGACCAGTATTAAATAAATCTACATTAGTTGATTTACCCTCTCTGTTTAATTGTTTTAAATAACTCTGTGAGTATTGTGCAAAGGGTCTATCATTAAAATCTTTGCCTTTTTGAGTTTTGGTTCTAACTATATCTAATAATTGAAAACCAGCTTGTTTAACACCTTTATCAATAACTCTTGATAATACTGATTGAAACTTTTTATAATTTTTAGATACTTTTTTTTGATTAGATGTAATCTTTAAAGTGACAGCCATTATCTAATCAATCGTCTAAATCCATGTAAAGGTTCTCTTTCATTAGATACAATACTTCCATCTGCATCTGTGTCATATTCAACACCATCTTCTAATATCATTCTCCATTCAATATTATATTGACTCATATAATATTCTGCCATTCTTTCAAATCTATCTTTTTCTGTTTCTGGTCTGAATTTAGTTAATGCTGGTAAAAAGAATCTTCCCAAAAATAAATAAACACCAGCTCTTTCAAACTGATCTAAATTAACTTTTGTATTAACCATTTCAGCAGTATTTAAAACTGTAATATCAGTAAATATATTTGTTTTATATACAGGCCACCACTCTACTCTTAATCCTCTTAAAATATCATTTGTGGTTTGTGCAAAGAAATTAGTTGCTTCTGTTGCTCCACTTGCAATACCAAAATCAAAAGCATCAGGTTGATACTTTGTTACATCTCCAGCAACTATTACATTTGCACCAGTATAATTTGCCACGTTACAACACCCAAAATAATATTATTATAACTGCAATAGCAACACCAACACTAACTTTAGGATTTTGTTTTGCTAATTTTATATATTTATTTAAATCTTTCATTTCTTTTTCCTTGTTTTTTTTTTCTTTGGTTTAAGTTGAACGACTTTATCAGAAATGTCTTTTACTGTCGCTTTTTTAATTTCTTTTTTTACTTTATCAAGTGGAACAAAACCTCTCATTTTAAAATGTTCTATATTAGCTTCGTATTGTATTTTTGATCTAGAAATGTTTTTTTTTCCATTTGTTAATTCTATCATTTCTTCCATAATTTTCTCCTAGTTGAATAAGGGCGATTTCTCGCCCTTATAAAATTATTACTATGCGTCTTGTATTGATGAGTCTGCTTCAACTTCACAACCATAAGAGTCTTGTAATTCTCCGACTCCATAGACTGATGTTGCAACAATTTCATCTGCTCTTAAACTCGCATCTCTTTGAGTTTCGATTTTCAAGTCTTGCATCATCGCTAGACCTAAAGCATCTGAATGGAATACTGCACCTTTATAATCTCCAGTAGTACCAGGATTATTACCAGATGAGTCTGCCATGTTTGATGTTTCGTAAATACTAACACCAGCAATTTGACCAGCAAAACCAGTTCTCAATGCATCATTACCAACACCATTTGCAGGGTTAGCGAATGTGTTTGATAAACCAGATTTTAAATCAAAAGCGATATTTGGATGTAATATACAAGCAAGATTATCACTTGGCACACCAGTTGCTCTTAATTTAGCCACTGCATTGAAAATCAATGCTGCTGACATAACAGTTGTAGCTGAACCAACAGTGTTTGAAAAACCACCGAATAGTGCAGTTAAGTCTGTGTCTATTTTTTTTGCAATCGCTTCTCCAAACAATTTACCAATATCTGCTGCAACATTTCTTGGTGCTGCATTTCTTCCTAAATCAGTTAGAGTAGTCATTATTCCATTTTCTGATGCTGTAATAGTTACAGAAGTTGGATTGATTGCTGTGTTAGATAAATCTGTTGCGTCTGCTACTGCTGCTGCACTTACTGCTGCATAAATAGGAACTTCAACTGACTTTCCGCCACCTGTTATAGCATAATTTTTTACAAGTGGTCTCATAATTGATCTTTCACTTGCTACGAATAATGCTTCTGCCACTATCTCTGTATATAGTTCCGATAGCGTGGAACTTGTTGTTTCTGCTGCCATTTTATTTTACCTTTATTATTTATTTGTTAAGTTAATTTGAGTAGGTTTTGAATCTCGTTCTTTGCGATATTCTGCATATTTTTTACGATCATCAGCATTACTCATGTTTAAATCCTGAATATTAAAAGGTTTTACAGTTTTACCTTCAACGCTACTCTGGCTTCCTGAACCAGACAAAGACCCTTGACGGAAATGTGGGTTAGCATCTAAAAATTCTTTAACTCTATCTTCAATAGTTAATAATTCTCCTTTAGTGTTATATCTTACATTAGAATTATTATCAACTATTTCTATTCTACCATCATCAGTATATTTAACTTCTTCTTTTAATAAAGATACGACTTGCTGTGCGTTAATAGATTTTTCTTTGTTAGCAACAGATAAAATTGAGTTATCAACTTTTTCTTTTTTAATCTGTGTTTTATATCTGTTAAGTTCAGAGTCTTTTTCAGATAATCTATCTTGCATAATCTTTTCTATATCAGCTTTAGATTTAGCTTCTTTTAATTGCTGTTCTTTTAACAATTCAGCTTTCTTACTTTCTTCTGCTTCAAGTATTTTTGCTGTTTTTCTTTGTTCAGCTTCTAGTCTTGTTTTGATTATGTTATCTAATTGTTCTTGTGTAAAAGTTTGTTGTTTTGGTGTTTCTACTTTTACTTCTTCTTTTGGTGTTCCTACTGTTTCAGTAGGTATTGTGTTTTTTTCTTCAGACATTGTTTCTCCTATTATATTATTAGTTCGCCTTTGCTGTCATACCAATCAGGATTGACATAAGACCATTGATGACGACAATTATAACCACCTCTGACAACTAAAGGATTTCCAGATTTTTTACCTGACCAACTTCTACTTGTCCAAAGTTTTCTGACTTCATCAATTGTGAAAAGTCCACTTTTCCTCTTGTTATATACACCAGATATTAAATTTCTGCAAATATCTCTAGTTGTTGGAATTACATCTCCATAGTATTTGACAAAAGTTAGTCCAGCATCATTTGACTTATTAAAATTTAAGGTTGCATCAAAATCTCTTAATGAGTCGTTTAATATCTGTCCAGCATACCTTTTCATATTTTCTCCAACCCTATCTCTTGCAAATTTAGATTGTAGTGTCTGAACTGCTTTATCAACTTGTGATTGTTTTGCTTTATTAAATTTATTTTTATTTACATAATCAACTAATTTTTGTGATTCTAAATCATCTGAACTAGCATAAATTCCATTAATTGTTTGTCTTAATTCTTTTTGTAATACTGTAAAATCTGAACCAACTAATGTATTTTGATAAACTTTTTCTGATAATTTTCTTGTAAATGTATTAGATACATCTTTAAACTGTGTAAAGTATTGTTGTTTTAAATTTTGTATTAATGCTTTATCTCCTTTAGTTAATTCTTGAAAAGCTAGTGGTATATTACCAATTCGTTTAAATGTTTTTTCTATTCGTTTAGCTTGTTTATTAAAACCTTGTCTAACAACTGTATCTGACCATGCCAAATATTCTTTTTCAAGAATAGCTTTGATCTGTGGTCTAATAGCAATAGCAGCTTGTAGTTCTATTAACTTTCCATCTGTTAAAGGTAATTTTCCAGCAAGTGATACTACTTCTTGCTCTATGTTGTCTAATGTTTTGATTAATGTTTTATAATATTCAGCTTCAGCAAGTTCTATTTGTTTAATTCTGTAAAGTGTTGAATCTTTTATTATATCTGACATTCATTAAATTTCCTCTTGCTCTACTTCTTGATCTTTTTGTACTACTTCGTCTTGTGTAAATTCTCCAACCTCTGATTTAATATCTATTTCTTCAAATATCTCATTTAGTTTTTCATCATCATCAACTACTGCTCTTGCAATTTCTTTATCTACTTCTTTGTTAAAAGTAGGAGAGCCAATGTTTAATGCTTTAGCTTGTTGGTAATACATAAGATCAGAAGCATAATCTCTAATGTTAAATGAATCAGGATAGTTTATTTCTCCATCAAATGTAACATTTTGAAATAGTGCGTATAGTTTAAATAATTGTTCTTCTGCTATTTGTAAGTTGTCAGCTTTTTCAGATAGTCTAGCATTAAGTAATTCAAATTCTGTTTGTAAAGCTACACCAGATGATACTTGTGTTTTTGTACTTCTAATAGCTCCTGTATGTGCAATTCTATTTATAGCATCTACTTTGTGTTTTATTGATTCCATAATAGCTTGTAAATTCTGACCAGATGGTTGAAGTAAATATGGTTTTAAATTTGGTTCTAATTCATCAGGCATTTCTATAACAGCACCAGCACCAGCACTCGCATTAACACTTGGAGTCTTAACTAATGATGGGTGGTTTGTTAATCTAATTAATTGTTCCATTTCAGAGTATTCATTATAAATAGATTTTTGTAAATCAGCTATATCAGTTAAGTCAGATTGACCAATTCCCCTCTTGTGTGATTTAGAATTGTATAAAATAACTGCTGGTATTTTGCCAATCTGGTTAGTGGCAGTATCTATTAATCTTGGTTCTGAATCTTTTGGTAAATAAACTGTGTCTATTTGTTCTTTATTCCAAATTTTAAAATATTGACCACCATCTCGATCTACTTCTTCTCTTACTTTTAAATAATTAAGTTCATACTTACCATTTGTTTTTCTTTCATAATTCCAATCAAATACGTTTTCAGGAGTTACGATTGATAAGTATGGTCTAATATCTCGTTCTAATTCTTCTGCTTTTGTCTTTGTTTGAATATTAGGTTTATCTAAAATCATAAAAACATGACCATAGATAGACGCATAATTTTGTGCTTGTCTTATTACAGAGTTTAAATTGTTACCCTCTAGGTCTGCATCTTTTAAAAATGTTTCTAAACTAGCTTCATCTACCATTTCTCCAAAATCTCTACTAGGTCTAACTCTAAATAAAAATGATGAATAAATTTGTATAATATTTTTACAATGATTATCACATGGAGTATTTGCAAGTCTTTGATTAAACTCGTTATCTAATTCTAAATTATATCTGTTAAGATATTGACCTATCATATAATCATATCCACCATTATACGATCTAATATAATACTGCCAATTTGTTACTGTTTCTTGATAATCTTTGTGAAATTGTGTTATTGAATCTTTAGTGTATTGCATAATTATTTAATTGCCCATCTTGTCGGTTTAGAATAAATATTCTGCGTAGTTAATGGTTTTAAATAATCAATCATATATCCTAAAGCATCGTTCATGTGATCAAATCCATCTTCCTTGTCTGGAATATTTGTATTCTCTTTATATATTTGTCTTTGTAACCCTTTTATAAGAGTTTTGCAAGAATGTGAAACAAAAATATGCCTAACTCCATTAGAATCTTTGAGTTTTGAATTTACTGCATTGACTCTATCTCGTATCGCTGGGTGCTTATGTTTGACCTTAACTTTAAATCCACCATTTTGTAAAATAGATAAATCAGTTCTACCACCAGCAGATGTCTTTCTTTGTCTTGAAGCTGGATCAGGATATATAAATATAGGAATCTTTGTTCCATATCTATCTCGTATTTCTTGCACCATTTCGTCTGTATTGCTTGAATAAATAACTATTTCATCTAAAAAATAAATTTTATCTTTTTCTATTTGTGCAACACAAGCACTCATTGGATCAACGTTAAAGTCCATTCCTATATGTAAAGGTTTAGTCCAATCTATTTGTTTTTTAATAACATTATCAACAGGGTGGAAATTATAATAAACACTTCCAGCATAGTTTTCAAATGTTCCCTCAAACTCTTGTCTAAAAGTTCTTATATCTATATCTTGTTTAGCTTGTTCTATTTCTTCTTTAGTAACCATTCCACCTTGAACAGTTGTGTATTGAAAACTGTTCCATTCATCATCTTGCTTTCCTTTTAAATACATTTCATAACTCCAATTTCCATATCCTTTAGGCGTTCCACACATTAAAACTTTTCCAAGTGTGTCAGAAACACTTGCACGCAAGACTTCAAACCAAGCCCTTTTATCTATATCTGCAAATTCATCTAATATTAAAAAGTTTAATCCACTACCTCTTAATGAGTCATAGTTATCTGCGCCTTTTAATGAAATTGTACTATTAGATTTTCTTATCGTAATAGTCATAGTGGTTTCGTTAATATCTTCTATCCAATTAAATTGATTAAGCATTTCTTTAAGACTAGCCCAAGCGATCTCTTTAGCCATTTTAAATGTTGGTGCTACATACCATATTTTTTGTTTTGGTTGAGATGCGTATTTCATCATTTCAGTTATACAAAGATATGTTTTACCAAATCTTCTTCCAGATATAAGAACTCTAAATCTTGCTTTTGAACTGCTAACCTTTAATTGAGGTTGCGTTAATGTTATCTTCATAAAGGCTATTGTAATGGATTTTTATTAGCTTCCTTTATTTCTGATATTTCTAATTTTAAAACTTCTATTTCTTTTTGTAATATTGCTATTTCTTTTTCTGAATTAGATTTTATTTGTTGGATAATTGATAAATTATCATTAATTAAAATACTATTATTATCTATTTCAGATAAATCTGGTGCTGTTTTATTTGATAATTGTTCTATTGAAGATTCCATTTTTGCAAATTTACTAAATCCAGCACCAATAGTTGAAACCAATCCTATTACAATTACAATATTTGTGAGGTTTTTTTTAATATCTTTAACCATTTTTTAACTCCTGTATTTCTAAAATTAACAATCTTTTTTTAGACTTAATATTATCTAGTTTTTTAATCTTGATTGCCATTATATCATTATCAATATATTTACCTAAATTGATATTGTTATATATTAATCTATTATCAAATATTTCAATTTGATTCAAATAAATATCTTTAGGTTTATAGAATTGTATATTGTTATAAGCAACAAGTGATATATCGCCATCAATCATTCTATCCATTTTAATAAGGTTTTTAAGTTCTAAATTCTTTACAGGATTTTTAACTTTAGCATCTACTTTAGCCATTATAACTTTTAATTCTGGTTTTACATTCTCTTTAGTTTCTACTTTCTTTTCTTTAGTAGTTTTTGTTTTATTTGAAACACTTGTAGCTGCTGTTTTAGTTTCTGTTTTAGTTTCTTGTTTAACTTCTTTTTTTGTTTCTTCTTTAGGTTTAGTAGCTACAATAGTCGTTTCTTCTTTAACAGTTTCTTTAGGTTCTTCTTTTTTAGATTCTTTAATAACTTCTTGTATGACTTCTTTTTTCATTTTTTCAACTGTTTTAGTTTTAGTCATAGTCTGAACCACCTCTTGAACTTTAACTACTTCTTTAACAGTTGCAGTTTTAGCAGTATAGACAGTAACTTCCATTGTTTCTTCATTTAACTCTACACTAACTACTGATCCACCAGTTTCTAAATTAAGTTTTTCACTAATACTTTCTTCAAGTCCTGATACAACATTCCATATTTCAGATTCATTAAGATTAGTAGTACCTAAAGATTCATTAATACTTTTAATTTCTTCTTTACTTAAAGGTTCATAATCTTCTACTGGAAAATCTAAAGCCATTTCAGCACCCAATAAATTAGTACCTCTTAATGCTGATGTGGTACTTTCTGAACCATCAACTCCTGTCCAACTCCACTCATAATTATTTGCATGAACTCCGTTATAGTGTAAGCTGTCATGCCAAACTCTCTCATTAGCATTATATCCAGAATCAGTTGTTCTAATTTGTGTAGATTCAGCTAATACATTACCATCTGTATCTTTTACTTTCATTTTTAAAGTATAACTATCAACTGCACCAGCAGAAGAACCACATTTATAAGCTGATTGATTCCACTCGCAGTTTTGTACTGCAATAGAACTTGTTAAATTTATTCCACCATTAAGTTTTAATTGTGTTGATGTATGGCTAACTCCATCTGGATTACTATTTCCTGTTATACCTACTAATGAACCAGTAGCTGTAACTGTCATATCATGACTAGCTTCTAATTCACCAACAGATGTATTAGCACGACCACAATTATTATTTACTTGAGTTTCACAAGTGATTGTAAAACCATTATGCGTAGAATTATTAGCTAAATTTTCTGTTGAACTTGCTACTCCATCTAAATTTGAATTACTATAATTTGATGTAGTTGTTCCAGAATTAGGTAATATGTTTGATGAAAAAGCTGTGTCATTATCTTCTGCTAATCCTACTGTATTAGCAAAACAACTTAACATTAACCACACTAAAGAACCTAAAATTATATAAGTGTACCATCTCATTTTAATATAAGTTTTAGAATTGATTTCTCTCCTAAATAAATTTCTGTTTCTGCTTTTGATTTTATACATTGATATTCTATGTGAGATTTTGTTTCTCTCATAGCAACTCTTTTACCTTTTAAACATTCAGACATAGATTTTTGTATTCGGTGTTCTTTAATTTCTCCGTTCACAATCATTAACAGTGCAACTACTACTTCAATCATTAGTGATCTCCATTACCATTTTCTCTTACTTTGTCTTTAAGCTTTTCAATATCTTCTAAAGCTTTTTCTAATTGTTGTTTTGTAAATTCAATATTTACTTTATTAGTCATATTCTGTTCCTGAGTCTTTTGTAGTTGCTCAACGTCAGAAAAAAGTGTCTCCAATAAAAGAAATTGCTCCTGATCTGTAGTGGTCTGTTCACTTTTTTTAAGTAAGTCTGCGTTCATTAATTCTCTTGATGTTTCTAAAGAAGTAAGTCTTGTTGTTATTTCTGTGTAAGCAAATATACCCATTCCCACAGCACCTAATAAAGCTATTAGATTACGAGCTGGGAGAGAAATATTTGTATTATCATTTATTTTCATTTTGTATGAATTTTTAATTTTTGTACGTTTTGTTTATTAACCTTTTTATCAATTACTTTTCTTTTTTTCATTCTTTTTACATAAGTTTTATAATCTGGTCTTTCAAAATCATATTTTTGCCATATTTTTAATGCTTCTTTTCCTATCTTCCCATCAACAGGACAAGGAGTTCCAGCATTAATCATAGCTTCAAAGACTCGTTCATCTTGACATAATAAAGCCACACTTCCTACTTTCATACCAAAATCATATAATACTTTAGCCAACTTAATTCTTTCACAGTTCATATCTCTAAATTGTTTTCCACCACTAATACCAAGTCCAAATGTCTGTACTCCAGCACTTGCACCAGTAGCGCAAACATCTTGTGATTGAGCAGAAAAAGATGGTGCGTTAGCTGTGGGTGGAGATGATCTTATATGTGATGTAGAATTATTTGTACTTGTAGTTGTAGATGTACTTCCAGATTCATATGTAGTTGAACCCCCAGTATAGCCACCCTCGATTGCTGTGTTACTACCACTTGTGTTCGATTGTGTTGAACCTGCAAAAGCATAAGTTGTAAATAGTAAAAAAAATATTACTAAATATTTCATGTTGCAGTTCCTGCCTTACACATAAATTGAACATAAACACTATATTGATTAACAAATTCTCTACTAAATTCTGAAATTAATTCATGAGAATAATTATATCCATAAACAGCACAATCATAATGGTCTTTAAACTCTGAAATATCTGTTGGAATAAGTTTGCAAGCATTTCCAGATTGTAACGAGCAAATAAACATTATTAATATATATTTCATCAATAAGGTCTTACGTATAAAGCTAATAAAACAAGTCCAATAATTAACCAACCAGTAAAGTAATAATTCATATTTAATTCCATAAATTAGATTTTAAATCCTTTTTTCCAACTTTGTATAGCCCAATAAGCAGGTGACAAATTCTTTTGACCTTTAACTTTAGCAAGTATTGGTCTGAATCTTGAAAAAAATGCTTTTTGTCTAGCTGGAATATTTTTTTTAATTGACATTTCTTTAGAGCCAAAATTAACCTTTTTAACTCTACCTGATGATTTATCTCTTACAAATACTTTGAACTTCTTAACATCTCCACGAGATGGTTTATTTAATTTAACAGTTCTATTTTGATATTTTGCCATGATTCTTTTTGTTTTTAATTTTACATTTACATCTAGGAGCAAATATATTGTCCATAAATTCTATGTATTTATCTAATAGATTGCAAAATTTTAATATATATTTTTCCATAATATATCATTTATCACACTATTAATTTAATTTGAACAAATAAAACCTTGATATGTGCCTGTGTCGTTATTTAGATACCAACCATGTTTAGTATAATCTCCGTTTTTATGCCAATAATGTTTTGAAATTATTTCTCTATGAGCTTTTGCATAATATGAGGAATCATTAACTGATACTGAATTTTTTAATTCTATTGTTTGTGTTGTTAAAGTTCCATCAAATAATAATATTAATATTATTAATGTTTTACACATTATCTTTTAAAGTGTCTTGGTCGCCATTTATTACAAACATAAGTATCTTTAACACCTCTAGTTTTATAAACTCCACAGTACATATGCCTTTGGCTAAATAAACCACAATTCCCACAGCTACCTCTACCTGTTGATGGTCTAAAATCTTGTGGCATCTGATATGGAATAAACTCTCCATTTGAATAAAAGCTACTTCGTTTCTTTTCCATTTTCTATTAGCTTTCTTAAATCTTGTGCTATTGTTAATGCTTTAGTTAATTTTCTTAAAGCTATATTTCTTTGAATTTTTACTTGATCTAATTCTTCTTTTATCTTTTCTTTTTCTAATCTTAATTTTAAATTTATATTACTACCTATTCTTTGTTCTATTTCCATATCTACACCCTTCCTTGTTTTGAATATTTTTTATAACTTCTTTTTCTTGACTTATTCATACTTGATAATTTAGGTCTCCTACCAATAGATGTACCATTCATTGTTTTTTCATAAACAATTACTGCACCATATACATTACCTTTAGTTTTTGCCATCTTCTACATCTTCTACTTTAGCATCTATTATTAATGGTAAAGGTTCAACAATAGATTCTTGTACTGTACGATCTTTCATTCCTAAATGATTCTTTGAAAGCCAGATCATCATATTAGGATTGCCTTTTAAAGCACTAGCCCACATTCTCTTTCTTAAACTAGCTTTACCAATGTTTTTATTTTCCTCTACTAAATCGGAGAATCTTCTTTGTAATGTTCTAGCAGATATTCCTACAACAGAACCTATTTCTTCTTGTGTACATCCAATTTGGCTTAAATTTGCTATTACTTTCTCATCTACCTTTTTATTAGGTC